CATCATTCTACGGCGGAGGAGGGGGTGGTGGCGGAGCTGCCAGCCTCGGAGGAAATAGCACCTATGGCGGCGGCGGCGGGGGAGCTTCTGGAGGAGGTCTTTCGCTATATGGCGGCGATGGCGGTGTTTCTGCGACAGGCTCGGTGCCTGCTGGTGGGGGTGGCAGCGGCGCTTCTGGGTACGCTGGCGCTCGCGGTGAAGTGCGAGTAACTATTCTGTGATTAGCAAGGAGAACAAAAATGATATTCATCACATGGGCATACGCATTATTTGCATCCTTCCTGATATATGCATCGGTGCGCAGGGCGTGGCACTCACTCAAGCCGGTGGTGAAGCTGTTGCTCATCCCGTTCATGGTGCTGTGGCTGCTGGATGTAGGCTTTAACTTTATCTTCGGCACGATGATGTTCCTTGAGCTGCCGCGCCAGTGGACTCTATCCGCACGGTGTGCGTTGCATAAGCGTGACTACGGCTTTCGCGGAACGCTTGCGCGTGCGATATGCAATCACTTATTGAATCCGTTTGACCCAAACCACTGCGAATAAGGAGAATCTAAAATGTCACAAGTAAAGGAACAACAAGAGCCAAATCGCAGAGTGCATTGGCATTTGGAAAAAAGCATTTCCGTCGGGCACATCATAACTACCATCACCATCGCTGGGAGCGTGTTTCTCTGGGCGATGAAGATGGATTCCAGAGTATCCGTGTTGGAAGCCACCAACGCCTATTCGCAGTACAACGCAGAGAAAGCGGAGGCGCGTTGGAGCAACAGCATCAATCGGCTGGAAGCTACGCTTATTCGCATCGAAACGAAACTCGACAACAAGCAAGATAAAGGAGCCAGATAATGGTCGCACCAGTCATAGCAGCACTCACACCATTCGTGAAAGGTCTGTTTGCCAACGGACTGAGTTTACTCGGCAACGCGATCCTGTCGAAAGGTAAGGCGGCGGTCGAAGAAAAGCTCGGTATCAAGTTGCCGGATGAGAACGTGCCACCTACGCACGAACAACTCATCGAACTGCGGCAGTTGGAATTTGACCACGAAGAAAAGCTGCTGGAGCTGGACATCGAAAAACAAAAACTGGAGCTGGAATCCGACAAGCTCGCGGTTGAAAATACTCAAGGCGCTCGCGACATGAACACGCGCATTCAAGAGTCGGCAAACGCGGATCATATCGCTAAAGTGGCAGCGTATTATTTGGACTTCCTGGTGGTGGGTGTGACACTCATAGTCGCGATACTGGTTATTTTCGTGGACATGCCAGCGACCAATGAGAAGATTGCATTCATGGCACTCGGGTCTTTGCTTACCTTGTGCGGAACCATTGTCAACTTTCACCGGGGTACATCGGCCTCATCGAAAGGGAAAGACGAAACCATTCTTCATGCGATGAAGGGATTGAAATGATGACTCTCGGCCAACATCAAGAAGCGTTCAGCCGCGACCTGTGCAAGCTCATGCAGCGCGGCTTTGAGCTGGGCTACGAGCTGCGCGGCGGCGAATGGATGCGCCCGGTAGAGATGCAGACCATATACGTCCAGACAGGCCGCAGCAAGACGATGAACAGCATGCACTTGAAGAAGTGTGCCGTCGATCTGCACTGGTTCAAGGACGGCAAGCTGTGCCACCCGCAGGAACTCGGTGTGTATTGGGAAAGCCTGTCACCGCAGAATCGCTACGGAGGCAACTTCGACCGCGACTGGAACAGGGAGGACAGCTTCAAGGATGCGCCGCACTATGAGAGGCTTGCATAAAATAACATGGTGCAATTGTCGGTAATTTTAGGGTGCGTTTGGTTTTTCGCATACCAAATAATCAACAACTTGCGCAATGCGCAGCCATATTAGACACCTCGAAGGTGTATTTCATGGCTGTTTTTCGGGGGTACATTATATGTTCGACCCCTGTTTAATCTTCTGCCGTTCATCTTCCCTGATTGCGCGTGCAATATCGTTGTATCCAGCATTAAGGTAAACAAAACTGAACCATGCCCATATAAACCTAGTGAGTGGCCCAGCTCGTTCTATTTTTCCTCGCAAGCGAAATGGCCCTGCAATCTCGAACATAATTACCATATTTATTTCTCCGATCAAAAAGTGGTCGAACCCTTCATTCCAGCGGGAACGCCTTCGGCGTCCCCTGAATTCCCATGTTAGGCATCAAGTTTGCGCCGAGTTTCTTGGCCTGAATCGCTTATGAACAGATAGTCCCCATCAGCTTCATAGTCGCTGCGCTCAAGGCGTATGCCATTAGTTTCCTTCGTCGCTTTCATGCCGTGCGCCACCCAATTTGCTAATTTATTTTGCGCAATTTGATCTAGTCCACTGCATATAGATTCCCAAGCCTCTTGTGTTATTTCTTCGTCTCTGTGCATGTCTTTACCTCCAGGCCTAACCCTGCATTCAAGAGGGAAGCGCTGAAGCGCTCCCCTTCATTCAGGCGTTGGGCGCCTTTGTTGCTGCCCTGTCTAGCCGCTCAATCTCTGCTATCAGCAGTGCGGCGGCGCGCACAAGATCACGGCGCGGGTTCTTTGGCTTCCACCACTCTTCGGCCCATGAGTCCGGCCAGTCTTCCGGCATCTGGTCTGCCAAGTAGCGTTTTGCGCCGTCTACGAAGCTCTCCAGCAGCCATGCGCGGCCCACGTAATGCTTCGCGTAGCACGCACCGGCCAGCGCCATGCTGCTGTCGTTGTGCTGGTCATCGTGCGATTCCGTCCACCCCTCGGCCTCAATCTGCCGCTTACGCTCCGCTACAACATCATTAATCGCTTTGCTCATGGCAATCCTTTCTTCGTAGTTACGACGGCGCCCAACCCGTCATGCAAGCGGGACTGCGCTAAAGCGCTCCCCTTAATTGGTATGTTATGCGTCACGGTATCAGGTAGCATTCTTTATCGTACAGGTACGTTAATGAGCTGCGCGCTTGGTCGAGTGTTGGGCAAGACAGTTTTATTGTTTCGCCACTCTTCGTTTGCATTTCGTAGGTTTTATGAGGCACGTAGTCGCAACCAGAAACGCATAACACGGCGGTCAACAAGGACAGGCCGATAAGTGATTTCTTTCCAAAGTTTATAGTGTTCATCGTTCAGTTTTCCTTTAAAGTTATTTAGTCGGCCTGCCTGTTACCTCGGCGTTAGGCCGCTTCGTAGGTCATTTCAAAAATGTCAGGTTTGCATGCGTATCGCTCACCCTTAACTCCTGTAATGATCCAATCTCCATCCCTGACTAGGTGCGGCCCTTCTAGGGTTTTAATGACAGGATGGAAACCTTTGGGTTCTCCATCTGCCGGAGGGTCTGTGAAGTATTGAATTTCAATACCATCAGGAAGAGCGCACGTTTCCTCCATTTCTTTGAAAAACTGCACAGCTTCGATTACTACAGGTTTTTACGGTACTTTGCCATTTTAGTTTTCTCCTTCCGCTCTTCGAGGGTAGAGCGGCCTAACCCTGCATTCGAGAGCGACGGCGCAAAAGCGCGCAGCGCCTCAATTTGATATGTTGGGCATCAATGCCGAGTTTCCTTCACCAGCTTAATAAAAAGCGGTATGAAGCCGAAAAGAAACCATCCGTCCCAATGATATGTGTACGTGTAAATCCCTTTGGTTTTGGTAGTAGTCCACCATCTAAATACAATCATGATTTTCTCCTTGTTCAAACGTTATGCCCAACCCGGCGTTGCAACGAAGCGCGGCCATAAGTCCGGCGGGTTTTATTCTGTTATTTTTTAGCGCGCTCGCTGAACTAGATGTTGGGCGTCAGATTAACGCCGCGAAGAAGTATCCATCTTCATTCACCTGATCCACCATCACTTCTTTCCATTCACCTTCACCGTCTTTTTTTACACGCAGTTTTTCTCCGACTGTCGGTTTCTTTTTCCCAAATACCTTCACCAGCCAAGGTTGCGTTCCTATTTTGCATGGTCTCAATTCCGTTTTCATTTTTATCTCCAAGTTTCGTGCCCAACCCTTGCGCTTTTCATTCCTCGTTCCATGAACGCACTCACTCCACCAATTAGCTTAGCGTGTTTCTTTATAAGCATTTCCCCGCACTTAGCGCAGCGAAAATGGTAATCTACATGCTCAAAATCTTCACCTGCCACAACTACCGTCTGTTCTTTTTCAACTTGCAATGCCCAGAACGGGTGCTCGCACTTAAAAGGCCACATATCAGTTCTCCGTTTAAAGGAGGGGCAGAACCCCTCATTCAACCCGGACGCGCAAAAGCGCGCGCCGGTTAATTCAAATGTTGGGCCACTTATTGATGAAGCCAACATTCCATCCTGCATCCTCATGCTTCTTGCGCTCTTCTAGCGTTGATGCGCGTCCGAATAGGTATCCCCATGCAGCATCTTCGCTTTCAAATGGCCCCCACCCTTCTTTCTGAGGATCACTTTGTAGCCACCATTCTTTTTTAGGCTGCTCGGTTTTCATTCGCGCTCGCTCAACTTTATGTTCTGTCCCTGCTCAACCTGAGCGAATGGTCTGGCAGGGATCGAGCTGCCGTCGCAATTTCTACCTTCCATAGCAGCCTTCCACGCCCTTTTAAAGCCAGCTTCGTACACGCGCCTTCTGTCTAAACTATCTATCTGAGGTCGCGCCGCAAAATACTCGTCCTCTCCCGCAATGCAGTTAGCTTCCATTAGTGCAATATCACGTTCGTTGTCCATATCAGTTCTCCGGTTAAAGGAGGGGCAGAACCCCTCGTTCTTGCGGGACTGCGCAAAAGCGCGCAGCCCCAAAACTCAAATGTTGGGCACAGCCCTCTGGTGTTTCCCCCAATTTGCAATCTGATCTTCTGTCATCTCATCCGGGCAATATTCCAGCATCAGAGAGTCGATCTTCGCTTGAAGAGAATCTATCTCTTTCACAGCTTCGCGCAACAGTTGCGGGCCTTCGCGATTATTCTGATGTGGTGCAAGTTGTCTCAGGTACTTTTCAATTTTATTTTTCATACTATCCTTTCATGCCCAACCCGGCGTTGCAGCGAAGCACGGCCAATCACTTCATCTTCCGATAACAAGCCCACCGATTGCCATGCCCGTGGTCTAGACCCCAGTCCAAGAGGAATAACTGGTGTTGTGGACTTGTCCACTTCGGCGGCCACATCTTCGCCTGTCGCATCTTGCGCTCGGCCTTGGCGGAGAACTCGTAGAACGTCTCCTTGCGGAACTGGGCGATGCCGAACGATTTACCGTCGTCACCCCATATATCGTGCTTCAGGCCGGACTCGCATATCATGATGCGCAGTTTAAGATCAGCACTGGCAGCGGATGTGCTTTCCGCTAGGACGAGCAGCAATGCCATGCATATCCAGTGCGCCCTCATGATAAGCCGCGCACCCATGTAGCCAGCACGATCAACACGCATCCGCCGAACACCATCGCCGCGATAGCGATGTTGCTCAATTCGGCATCATCATCTGTCCAATCAGAACAAGTTTCATCACGGTTTTGCTTATCGTCATTCATGATTCCCCCTTAATCAAGTGAATACCACGTTACGGTGACGACCCAATTGCGCCCATATAATACGGGGCTTGAGGCGTGCGGACTGCGCATGTAATCAATGCACTTTGCCGTCGCTGCGGCGCGCTCCATAACCAGCTCTTTGAAGACGCCGGAGAATAATTTCTTGAACGTATAACCATCGCTCGGCGGCGTGTATTCATGCACGGTATCGTCAACGTTCGGCGCGTCATCACTGTTGCCGAAAATCTGCGCCATGCTCGCGTCAACCATGCTCTTGATGCGTTCAATTTCTTGTCTGCTCATTTTCATTTCTCCTCTTTCTAGTCAACGGAAACATTCAGTTGATGGACGAATTATGAACCGCATTTCGTATAAAATCAACAATTAAATTTATGTGTATCCAAATATCGCCCGACAAACCTTCTCCCAATCAGTTGCGTATGCCGGAACGCACCATTCGCACCTATCTTCCAGCATTTTCCGCGAAAGGGTGCCCAATTCACGCGAATATCGCCCATGCACCAGCCACAGTTCTTTGCCGCATTGACCTAAAATCCAGCAATTAGCCCCCGCCATGCTGCGTTCATACAGCCAAGCCACCTGCTCAGGACGCAAGCCATACGCCCCTTTGAAGATAGGGGTATCAGCGCGCGCAGGCAATTCTGGGCGATATTTCAGCTCAACAAACGCACAATCCCCAGACAATCGGGAATGCAAAACCAAATCCGGCACCCCCTCCCCGACCATATTCTCGATCCGCTGGGCAAACGCAAACGGTTCAACGCCGGGGCGCATCCGCTGCCATAGCCGTGCCTCACCGCCTTTCATTGCTGGTATCCTTATGTTGTATGCGCTTCAAATGCGCGGTGCGTAGGTTTTCAAACAGCGACTGAACTGCATCGGGCGATTTAAAGCCGCTGTCGATTCTTTCCTTTTTAGGCATATCTGTGCGCCACCACCCATCCATAACCTTCCCCTCGCGCATCTTCTTGCAATGCCCAATCTTGCCCTCCCGGTGCAACCTGTCGAGGCTTCGCAGCGTCATCCCAATCGTGCTACCGCGCGCCAGCGTGTGGGTTGACAGCGGCGATTGTTCTGTGCTGCCCTCCAGCATATTCAAAATTCGATCATCGAAACTCATTTCGTTTGTCCTTGTCTTCTGCACGACCATTGACTGTCGTATAGGTGCCATGCGCGCGCTGTAGGCCGCGATATAGTGCCTCGAATTGGGTGGCGAGGGTCATGCCCATCCCGCCCGACGCAAAAAGCCATCAATCTCCATGCGAAGCTTATTTTCCGCGTGACCTACCCACGTTGTCTTGCGTTCCCGGATGCGATGCAAGTCTCTCGCGGCTTCCGGCGTTCCGATTTCGCGCGCGATGCGCAGCGCAGTGAATAGTTCTGTTGCTGTAGGTTGATTCATTCTTTGACCATCCCTGTTTGTTGTTTGGTGGAGGCCGCTTCCGCCTCCGATTTTGCCCGCTCTAATACGTCAATGCGTATCCGCCTTTTTATCAGCGCCATCGCAACAGGACTTCCGCTGGCCTAGCGGCTCACGACGCTTGCCGTGATTTATCATTAGTGCCGGTTACGTCATCCGGCTTGCCTTACGGCAACGTATTGTGAAGCACATTTAAAATCGGCTGTGCTTCATATGGTTGTTTGCCGGGAAGTCTCACGCCCTTACCATGCGCACGCAACACTCGCTAGCAGCGTTGCGCAAAAACTGTTAAAACTCCCCGCTGCGCCCCGAATACTCATCCGCTGGTGCGCCAGCAGCTTGCGGCACTTGCTCCTTGACTTCACCGCTTGATACCGCATCGCGGAAGGCTTTGGCGGCTTGATACAATTCAGGCGATTCAACCGCGCCTAGCGTCTCGACCTTGAGGCCAAACCAGCTACCCTTGTCGTTGCTTTCCGGCACGGTCGTGATGCGGTACTGATGGCTGAACATCGCCGGGGTGTAGTGCGAACCATCGGCGCGCTGCATCTTGATGCCGTTCATTTTGCTCATCCAGTTGCGCGACTTCTTGATCTGCGAACTTGACAAGCTGATGACTGCCGGTTGATAGCCACCGTCTTTGTCAACGACCAGCACATAATGCGTGCGCGTGTCGGCCAGCAAGTTGCCTTCTGGGTCATACAGCTTACCATCGGCATCTGCTTTTGCTGCTGCCACAATCGGATCGGAAGGCATCACTTCACCCTTGAACCCTCCGCCGCTGTCGCGCGGTGCCCATTTGATAAAGCTGCGCTTGAAATAGCAGGGGATGACTGTCACGCCAGCAGCGCCGTCGAAGATTTCCTGCGACACGGAATTATAGAACATGCCCTCTTCCGCGCCCTTGATATACGCGCCGTCCGACTTCTTACACTGCGGCGACATGCTTTGCAGGATGGACAGGAACGGAATGGCATACGCCGTGCTGTCCGCGTTTTCGAACCCGCTGCCTGCGTCTTCCTCGAATGCTCCGGCGAGTGCGACGGCTGTGTTTTGTTTTGCTGCGACTTCGTTTTCTTTTTTCATGCTATTGCTCCTTAAAATTGCCAGGCTTGTTTAAATCCGCCGCCCGGCTCAAGCGGCGTTACTTACTTCGAATGCTTCTCGACCGAAGCCTGCGCCTTCGTGATGGCTTCTTCCAACTTCGCCAGACGCTTGGCATTTGATGCTGCCGCCTTATCCATCGACACCTTGAATGCGTCGCGTTCTTTTGTCGCCGCCTTCAATTTCGCGGTTGCCTTTTGTTGTGCAATGATACCCATGTCACCTCCTTCTCAAAATACCTGCATCCGGCAGGCGCGGTTTACTTGCCCCAAAGTAGCTTGCGCAGAATAGCGATGGGCAATGTGAACGGCCAGAAAAAAGCGGCAATCATCGCACCTATTAAATCAGCTATAGTTGGCTTTTCGATAAATGTCGCCACCGTTATGATCCAGCCGTACATAAGCGCCCACACGATCAGGTCTGCATTCATTTTATCACCGCCTTCGTCCAAGTCTGTGCGCCGAACATTTCCAGCGGCACTTCCTTGCCCTTCGCCATTTGCTCGCTGATTAACGCTTTCAGGCGTGCGGTGTTTACGTCTGTGACCAGTTCCGGCTGCAAGCCAAGCTCACGCAGCCGGGCGGCGGTCTCGCGCGCTTGTTCTTCTTCCCCGCGCCCAAAGCTAACGCTCACCTCTTCGCTGACAATATCGCCGAAGCCATGCAAGCGCAGCCATGCGCAAACTTCCTGCTTGCGATCTTTCGGCACGGATACTGTGATGCCGTCTTGTATCTTGATTTTCTCGCCCGTTAACAATTTGAATTCTGTTACGCCTGCTTGCGCCATGGCGTTGGGCAGATCAACTTCTTGCGTTTGGCGGAGGGCGGCTTGCGCTGCTTTGAGCTGCACTTCCCGCAACTCTACTTCGCATTGTTGATTTAATTGGCGTTCTGCCAGTAGCGCAATTTCCTGCATTTCGTTGTTGCTGGGCATTTGGTTCATGGTTCTTTCCTTTCTAGTTGGTTAATTTATTCGGTACGCCTTCAAATTTGATTAAGCAATTGCCGTCTTCGTCAGTGCCTTCGAGCAATCTGCCATACGCCACACCATCAAGTTCCGCTTGCGAAATGGTAGCAGTGCCACCCTGCCGTTCGACCAGTACGGCGCAAATGCTCATGAGTGTGCTGTGATCACCAAGATTTGTACTCACGTCGCCCTCCCGCTAGTGTCAACCTGAATCACGATATAATCGCGGATGTGATTGTCCCACTGCAATATCTTTATACGCCCACAATTCATTTCCGCCGCAATCGCACCGGCCGCCATGATGCTCGCCGGTGACCCGACAGGAATCAAATAATCGACATCGCTGAACTTCGCCAATTTATCGCGCAGGGTGCGTATCATCGGGACGGTTGAAATCATGCTTGCCCCGGCAGGGATAAGCACTTCCAAGTCACCATACTTGCGCGCAGGGGTCATGTTTATGGCCGTGCGCATTCCGTTTTTGTCGGTCTTATATGGTTCGTTTGTGATGAATACGGTCATTGTGGTTCCTTTGGTGGTGTTATGTCGCGTGTCCAATGCGTCGGGACAAGTCCGTAATCAGTTAAGCGGTCATTGCCAGCGGTCAGCCACGAATCACCGCGATATTCTTTGTCTAAGCGGGCGGTGATTATTATGCTTCGCGTTGTGGTGTAACCAGACGGGCAAGCAACAACAACAAACTCGCGGTCGTTTGGTAATGCTTCATTTACGCTAATCCATTTCATTTGTCATTCTCCATTTCTAAACTTTCTTGCTGCAATTATAATATGCTTTGCGGTTTGGAGCAAGCTGTTATTAAAATTTAATGCAACCGCCACCGATGCGGTGTGCTTCTTTTTCAGCATCGGACAGCGCGAAGAATTCCGCGAGGTCATTGTAAACCTTCTTTCCCGCCCGTGCGCGAATATCGCCGTTCGCTTTCAGCGGCCAGCATCCGCCGTGGCCGTATTCGAATGTCCACTTGCCGAACTGATATGTTCGCGCCATGCAGATATAGCCCGTAGGATTCATTCAAGCCACCCATTGCTTTCATCGCCAGTGATAAGGTCTGCAACGTCCTTTTTCGCACGTAGCGCGTTAATTATTTTCGTGTCTACTGTGCCTTTAGCCTCAATATCAATGATGAGCGTTCCGGTTTTCTTTAGCATGTTCTCAGCGCGATCTTCGCTCTGTAATCTTTCGTAAAGTGAAAACGAATTGGAAAAATAGCACATCACATCCGCCGCATGAAGCGGCAACCCAACGCCGCCCGCACCCTGCTGGCCGACGAAATACTGCACGCGCTTTTCTTGAAACGCAATCTTCGCCTCCTCGCGCTCGTCGTCAGAAATATCGCCCCAGTAGCGCGCCACTGGTTTGCCTGTCACCTTCTTGATGTGCGCCACAATCTCATGCAAATCAGTTTTGAACCGCGCCCAGAATATGATGCTCGCATCGGGATATGCCTCGATGATTTCCTGCACCGCTTGGATGCGCGGATTATCTTCCGGCTTGTCAAACATCTTGGCGTGCTGCATTTCGCCCGTCAACTGCTTCGGCACAATGCCACATACCATGCGCTGATAAAGCATTACCGCCACCATCTTGTTGATGGGTTCCGGCGTATGTCCCTGCTTCATCGCCAACAGGTATTGCTTGATGAGCTTTTCCTGCTGCGGTGCAAGTTCTACCTCCCAACGCTTGTATAACTTCTCCGGCAGGTCAGCGCATTCCTTGCGCGTTACCCTGTCGCAACACATATCAACCCATTCTTTCAGCTCTTCGAGGTTCTTGTACATCGGCTTGCCGTCATCATCCTGCGCGATGATCTGCGGCGCGAAGCGCGTGCCACTCTTGCGCATGATACCCTGCACCATCGGGTGCGATGCGGGCAGGAAGTCTGCATAGCGCGCTTTGAATGCAACGTATGATTGCACCGGCACGGCATCTTCGTGCAGGAAAAGGAGCTGCGCGTAAACATCGAGCGGCGATTGCGTCGCAGGAGTGCCGTTCAGTATGCGCCGATACTTCGCGTGCGGTGCGAGTTTGAAGCAGGCTTTCGTAACAGCCGCCGATGGGTTCTTGATCCGCGTACTTTCATCCACAACCATCATCGCTGTGGTTGCATTCAAAAAGCGTCGCGCGAATTCCGCACCCTTTTTCGTCGCCAGTGCTTCGATGTTCATTGCAAGGATGCGCAGCTCATGTCCGACGTTGAACAGCGATTCAAGCTCGGCGGTTTTCTTTTTGGTTTGATTGCTCGACCAAACGACGGCGATGCGCTGCACCCTGTCGGGCATGTGCGTAGGGATTTCGTCATTTATCCAGTTACGATGCACGCCGTTTGGCGCGATGATTAGCAGGCCGTTGATGCGCCCGTGATCGTAGAGCGCGGCGCAAGTGTCAATGATTAGCTTGCTCTTGCCGGTGCGCTGCTCCCACAGGTGGCCCCAGTATTCCTTGTCCCAGTACAGCGCATGGCGTTCGCGCTGGTGGTCGAAGGGGGTGGTTTTGTATTGGAAGTTAATCATTTCTTGTCCAGCACGAAGCATCCATCAACGGCACTTACGCGAAAAGGCATCCCATTGTTGGTGCAATACTCACTGACGACCCACAATGTTCCGCCGGTTGAGCTGTAGTACGGCGCATCACTATTAATAAATAAGGTTATGATTTTACGACACGTTGCGCGAGACAATGGCAGGGGGCGTGCGCCATTCGGTTGTGGTTGTACTGCGCGCAGTTTGATGCGTCCATCACCTTCAAAGCGACCTAGCTTTTGCATCGCGTGACGCGCGCGCTGGTGGTCGGATAGAGCTGTTTTATATTGGTAAGTCATATAAAGAAATATTCCCCGAGGATAGTTGCGCCGTCGAAGCCGTCTACTACCCCATGCTTCTGCATCAACCCCCACATCACTTTATCAACCGCCCACCATTTATTTCTCTGATGGGCTGCTTTTGAGTTGGGATTTCTCGCGCATAATATAGGCGCACCTCTTCGCGTTTTCCCCCAGCGCGCATCAAGCCCGGCAATGCGTAAAGTACCGACAGTATATTTAAGCATCTCATTCTCCTCTTTCTGATCGCGCAACATTGCAGCGATGGAAGAATTGTCCTCCTATTTAAAATAAAAAGCAACAACTATTTTATACATCAAGTCTGCGCCATTTCTGGATTATTCCGAATTTGATTCCACGGCACATCTTCAACCGAACCAGCAGATGTGCGCCGACCGGCACGTTGTTAAATAGTTCTTCTCCCATTTGTTTGTAATCAAAGCGGTGAATGCGCGTGAGAATTTCGCCGGTGTCGTCTCGCAACCGCAAATCCAAAAATATTGGTTGGCCGCTTTCAACTTTGCCTCCGCGTTTCTTCACATTCACATCTTCATTTATGTCGCGCAAGTTTTTATAGATGATTTCGCCAATCATCAGACAGCTTCCCGTTTGCGATCCGTCGAATTGCTCAACGCGATAAAGTTCACCGCCAAGTCCATTGCCAGCAGGATCGTCATACATATGGCCATACTTTGTGCGCAATGGGAAGATGTCTGCAAAAATGTTCTTTGCTGCCGCAACATCATCACGCATCTTCTGCGTCAACGCACCGGCATTCCGTGCTTCGACGAACTTCTTCGCCTTTGCTTCGCCAAAGCCATGCAGATTCATGAATCCGCCATACAGAATTCCGTCCTTCGCCGCCCAATGCTCTTCCGATTTGTCAATGTCAAAGGCGACATATTTCAATCCCTCCTTCGTCATCTCACGCAACAATCCGACCGCGCTGTCTTCGTCCTTGGCATTGCGCAGGTTGGCAGCAGCAAACTCCATCGGGTGGTGCGCCTTCAGATAGGCCGTCCAATAGCTGATGACAGCATAGCTGTAGGTGTGCGCCTTGTTCATCTGCCAAGCGCCCATGCTGTTGATCAAGTCCCAAATCTCAAGCGATTGTTCTTTGCTCAATCCATTCTCGAGCGCGCCAACTTCGAATTTAGCGTAGAATGTGTCGAAATATTCCTTGCCAAGACGTTTGCTAACGGCTTTGCGGATGAAGCTGGTTTCTTTCCAGTCGAACTTTCCGATCTCTTTGACTATGGCCATAGTCTGTTCTTGGTAAACCGGCAAACCATAAGTCTCCGACATTTGAGCCTCAACAAGCGGGTGCATCGCTGCGTACGGTTCGCCCTTGCTGCGGTTTATGTACTTCTCCGTCACGCCGCCGCCGAATGGTCCAGGACGAGCCAATGCCGTTACAGCATCAATCTCAACCATCGATTTGAAGTTCACCTGTCCGCCGATGCTGCGCAACGCGCTGCCTTCAAATTGAAAGATGCCGCTGTAGCGCCCTTCGTTGAACACGCGATATGTCTCAGGATCATCGAACTTCAAGTTGTACCAATCAATTGGCACGCCAGAGTCTTCCAGCACGCCAAGTGTGCGTAATCCAAGAACGTCTATCTTAAGCAGGCCAAGTTCTTCTGCAGCGCCTTTTTCGACATGTGCGATGCCGTTCGCGTCAACCGTGCAGTAGTTTGTGATCTTGTCGTTGCAAACCAACAATCCTGCGGCGTGCACCCCGGTGTGTGATGCATGACCTTCCAATTGGGAGGCGACCAACACTTGCGGATACATCTCAACCAGCTTACGACCTGGATCTGTAGTCTTGAGCGTATCTTCCAAGCAATTGTTGGCTCGTGAATCTGCAATGCCGCGCTCAATCATCGCGACCTTGACAGCCGCCGTTGCAGCTGATGGAATATTCAATTTCTTGCAAACTTGTATCAGCGCGCTCTTTGGTCTGTAAACGCTGATGGTGCCAATGTGCGCCGTATTCTCAGCGCCGTATTTCTCGGCCATATATTCAAACACCATGTGGCGCTTATTGTCCGGGAAATCGCTGTCGATGTCAGGCAAATCTGCACGGCTGATGTCGATGAATCGCTCAAAGAACAGTTTTGGCGGAATAGGATCAACTTCTGTTATGCGTGCCAAATAGCAAACCAGCGAACCGGCGGAAGAGCCACGCGATGGACCAACCAACATGTGTTGCTTTGCGTAACGCATCAAGTCTGCGACGATAATGAAATAAGCGACAAAATCCTTCTCACGAATCAGATTCAACTCATACATCAACCGCTGCTCATAAACATCATTCCAAATTCCTTCCATCTTGCGGAACTTGATGCCTTCGCGACACAATGCTTCCAGATCGCCTTCTGCACGAATCATCGGTGCTTTCGGCAAAGCGTCTAGCGTGATGCTGTCTGCAATTGCTTGAGCAATGTCCGGTCTTTCCAATTCCATTAATATGTGCTGTGGTGTTGGCTTCTTTCCGCCGCCGATGAACTCAAATGTGGCTGCGTCTTCCGGTCTTGAATATGCATTGTCAGATATTCCTACGAATGGCAATCCGAGGCTGCGCTTCTTCATCGCCAATACGCGACTAGCCGGGCTGATGTCAGCGTATGCTCCGACGCTCTTCAGAAATTCTTCGTCTGTGATGTCGCCAGCGAACTTGATGATATTGTCGCTCATATTGAACACATCTGACCGGCGCAGCGCCGGGATGTTACCGCGCTTTCCGGCCAACGGCTGTTGGAATGTCTTGCTGCTGAATCGGTACAGTTCCTGCAACCCTTCCATGTTCTTGGCGAGGAACCACATACGCGGAGAAGTGTCGTCTTCATCGGCGACCACAAGTTCAACGCCAAGCAGCGGTTTGATGCCTGCCTCTTTACACTTCTTGAACCACCGGACATGCCCCCACGTGCTGCCTTGGTCAACAATGCCAGCTGCTGTGCACCCCTGTTCTTTGAGTGTGGCGATGACACGGTCAATTGGAGCGTATGTCTGGCCGAATGTGTATTCTGTGCGGATGCGCAACTGTATCATTTTAGTAGTCCGAATCTTCGTGATAATCAATAACACCTTCTGTGTTTTCACAAACACAATGGACGCGCCATTTGTCTTTGCCGTATATGAATTTTCTTCCTTCTTTTTTTAGCCATTTCTCGACGGACTCAATGGCAGAATCTTCATCTTCCACGATAACTGTTACAGATTGCAAATAAGAAGCGAAATAGCTTCCGCAAGTTGAATGGCAATTGACATTATAGACTTTCATTTATAAATCCTTATCTCGTTATATCTGACAAATTCCTGCCAGACCGGGCATTCTCCAACATTTTCTTTGCCGCCATAAACATCACATTCATTTCCGTCACGGCTGTTGCAATGGTGGCAATCTCCGCCGCCATAATTATTCTCCCATTGCTCGGCAACAACCCAAAAGCCTATGCAACGTCCGCCGCCGAAGCGATGTGGGAAGCGATAAGCACGGCAGCGACACGGATGCTCGCCTTTACGCGATTTTCTCACGGATCACAATCTCGCAAAGTGCACGAACGTCATCCAATGCCCGGTGCGTCTGTGCCAATGGCCTGCCCATCTTCAATTCATACAGTTGGGTCAATTTTAACCGTCTTCCCTTCTCGTGCATGAACTCCTGCACCGTGCAAATGGTCGTTGGAGGCCATGGAAAACCTGTGCGGGCGGCTCTGGAGAGCTCAAACCCTAGCAACCCTACGTCAAAGGGAGCGTTGTGCGCTATAAGCTGTTCTGCACCGCCAAATGCTTCTTCGATTTCGCCTAGCAATTCACGGAATTTCGGCTTTCCGGCCAAATCAGCGTCCGTAAGGCCGGTGATTTTGGTTATCTCGGCGGAAAGCGGGCATTCCGGGTCGAATAGCCACGAATGCTCGGCGACGATCTTGCCATGTTCAATTCTGGCCACAGCCAACTCGATGATGCGCGGTTGTTTGTCCAAATCGGCGCAATCTGGCAGCGGAAGGCCGGTTGTTTCTGTGTCGAAAACGAGAGATATCATTTCGTCCTCACTAACTGCGTCATCAACGCCAGATTACGCTCAACGACTCCGATGATGACGTTGGTGCCAATGCTTAATTTCCATGGTACTTCACGATTCTTGTCATAATATGGCGTTGAGAATAATGTGTGCCACGTCTCCTCGCAGAACACGGTCTTGTGGTCAAGGTCGTGCCATGCCATTTGCGACAGACGGTGTGGCACGATGATGTTTGCTGTTCCGCCAATCTTCAGCACGCGTTCAAATTCGTGAAGCATGAATATGACTCTGGCAGAAGTCAAATGTTCCAGGAAATGGAATGCATATATTGTGTCAACGCTGTCGTCGCCCATTTTGATGGTGTCAACCTCAGCATTCCATTCTGGGTAATCAAAATTGGTGGCGCCTTGAATTATCTGTTTTCCGGCACCCAAATTGATGGCAACTTCGCCTGCAGGAATTAACGGCGATATGTCGCGCTTCATTCCAAGCTTAAATAATTCGATGATGTTCATTTCTGTTGTCCTTGTAATTTTGTGAGCATTTGCATTACGACCAGTTGGTCGTCAGCCGACAATGAGTGAAACAGCGCAAGGAATTCGAAAGCCTGCGCGATTTCACGGAAGAATGCAGCCTTCTGAGGATTACGTCCTGTCTGAGGAATATTCACGGGTTAACTCTTCAAGCATTGCAGCATACACGCAAGTGTCGTGTGCGCTATCAACATGTCCATTCTCGAAGCTATTGGCATAGCGCGTCGCCTTGGACATCACTTGGATAAAAATCCCAAGCCGGTTCCAATCTTCTGGCGACTTGACCGTCAGACCTTTAGGGAAGATGGCTGCCATGGCATGACCGAACTGCTTGTAATTGTCGCCATAAACCCGGCTACGCTCGTCATAGGTAAAGGCCGCTTGGCGCAATATCTCTGGAACTGATTGGTTCATTTATGTCTCCTTCGGTTGAGTGTAAGAACAAGCATTATGAATGGCGCGCACTTCAGCGTTGATGCCGAAGCCATTGTACATCTTAACAACATCATGCCGATCATCGTAAGCGCAAACGATGTTGTGTAAAAACACCCCGTATTCGGTAAGCCATGCCAGTTGTTTCGTTTTCAACTCTTTGGAATGGCAATGATCGTCGTCGTTGCGCATCAAAAGATGTTTGACGTTCACACCCTTGCGCTTGAACCATTCTTCCGTCATCGCACGATAATGCACCGGGCGTGCCGTGAAGATGATGATGTCGTGCTCCGTCTCCAGCAGGTCGGTGTTGCCGACCTCGTCAAAGGCGGACAACGAATGATATTCGTGATAACGCCGTGATGGGTGTTCATGCTGCCAATTGATGCGCGGGATGCGCCATTCATCATCGGCAATGCAATTGTCTAAGTCCAATATTATGAAACTCATATCAACCCCTTCTGGTTAGCGATCCATTGTGACATGACGATTCTGCCGACCTTGCCTTTGTGCATTTCGCTTACTTGAGACAGCGGAATCCACATCTGCTCGCTTTCAACCTCGATGAGCACCGCATTGGCAGTTTCGCGAATGAATGTGCATTCGACTGCGACCTCATTTAGGCGGCTCATGACTTGCGCATCCCGTCAACAATTTTCAGCAGCTCGCCGCGCTCCTTCAGATCAGGAAATTTGCGCTTGGCAAATTCTTCGATCTCGGAGAAGTAATCACGGCCATGCTTGAACAGGAACTTTTCTGCCCATGGATGAACCTTGAGCACCTCATCGCACATCGCGTTGATGACCCTCTGATATTCGCCTTGCGTGCGTCCGCCGGTGCGCGACTTCGCCAACTCAACGAAAGTGCGCAGGTTGAATTTGCAGACGATATTGGTTGCGATGTTTGTCGGCAGGATGCCGCGAGCGTCTTCAGGTGACTGGCCAAGCTCGATCAACTCTTGATATGCTTGCTTGGTCGCCTCGTTGTGCGATTTGATGATTCCAAGTGCAGCGCCACTCTCTTTGTTCTTGTCCGTGAACACATAGTCAAAGTCGCTCATGTTGAGCACGCGCATCGTCTGCTGGGCGTAGCTCGCGGCACGCGTGCGAACTTGTTGGTGTGTGTATGCCCGGCTCACGCCTTCCACCAGAAATACGTAGTCAACGAACTCCCAGCTGGAGGGAATGGTGTTGGCCATGTATTCCAGTTCTTCCATTTTCTTTTCTGGCGACATCGCGTAGATCTCTTCCAGCAATCCAGGCGTCATGTTCAGCCGCGTGGACTTGGTGAACAGAAGAAGGTTCGCCGCGTCCGGCGTGTAGTTTATCAGCGTTACTTTCATTTTTGATTCTCCTCTTTCTTTGAAGCGATTCGCATAACATCGGCATTCATTCCTGCGCGGTAAGCCTCTTTGATGATGGCAATTATGACTGGCTTGTCCTTGTCGCTGAAACGAACGCCGTGCTTATCAAGCAAAGCGTTGCACTGTGCGTCGTTCGGCTTCACGCCAAAGACTCCTGCTTGATGATGACGAAGACATATTTTCTGCTTTCATGTTCGAATGTCTCCTTGCCGGAAACCTTTAATGCCGTGCGGAATCTGATGTGTTTGTTCATCGGCAGATCGAGCGAAGTGAAGGCTTCCGCGACGCTACGATAAGGATTGCCGTCCACCGTGATGCGCTGCTTGTGTCCTTTTGCATTTGATGGCTTGCTGGGCTTGACGGCTGATGCTTTTTCCACCGGGCGATTTGCCTTTGGCTTTGCGACTTCGCCAGTTTCCTTGAACAAGCCTTTCTTGAAGAACTCGATTCTTTTTTCGCCAACTGCAACGGTGGAAAACCGCTTGATGTTCTGGCCGGAAAGCTTGTTGAATTCGTCAACAACTTCTTTCATTGTGCGATTGCTCATTTTGATGCCTCCTTGGTTTGTTGATAAAGACCCATCTTGATTAAACGCTTGACGACCGACAGGTCGTGAACGACATCGTCAAGCAGGATATTGCGCCATGTCGCAAAACGACCGACAGAATAGATATTGTGTTGTGTTGATGCACGCAGGATGAAGTTCTTGCGCCACACATCATCAATCGGCGCGATCTTTCCGAATTGCTGTTTGGTCTCATCGATAACATCAATCTGCAACAGATGCAGGCCGAATGCGTCCATCAACATCAGAACGTCAGATGATTCGACGGCGCCAACAGATTCGACAATCAGCAAGCTGCCGGTGATGCTTGCCCGGTAAACATTGGTGGAATGCTCTGGGAAGTAAATTGTCTGAAACACGTCCGCATTTTGGATTCTGTAGCGCGTGACAAGTATTGGCGCACTTTTGAATTCTGGTAAATCTGTTTCGCCAAGCATCTTGACAAGCAAAGACATCGGCATGGTGCTGATGGTCGGCTCACGCTTGATGCTGTGCAGACCGACATCAAATGCATTATTGAATTCGATGCGAGACCCGGCATTGTCCATCAACTGGCTGATGAAGTCCTCCGGCGCAATGTAACGATCGACCGCGTCAAGATTCCAGATGCTACGATCTGCCAATTTGCAGATGACCTTCTGTGAATACAAATTGGCAAGCCGAATGTCTGGCGACACGAATTTGCCGCCGCTCCAAATGCCCTTGAACACGCGCACCTTGCGGAATTCGATGCCGGTTGCATCGGCCACCGCCGTTGAGCGAAAGCGCAGCAATGCTTTGTGCTCCAGCTTGTCGCGCCCAGCCGCTTCGATGACGCTTGCCTGTGGGAATACATTTGCCGCTATCAATCCGGCGAGTCCTGCTCCTACGATAAGCATTTTCCTATCCTCCCTGTATTGGTGACACGCGAATCAACAAGCTCAACGGCCTCTGTCAATTCATTCTTTTCAAGCTGCCTGAGCAGAATGTTTCTGGCCACCGTCGGATTGCCCATCTCATCCGACATGGTCACTTTGTACCGTTCTTCAACACTGATGGTGCGTGTGAATATGAATATTTTCATCACAACCTTTCAAAAACGGAACGGCAAATTGCCGTTCCGGGTATCAATTTACGCTACCTGCTTACCAAGCTCTTCGGCCAGCATCCAGAGCGCCTTGTTCAAGCGCACGTCCTCCGTCACGCTGTTGATCTTCCGGGTGGTGGTGCGCTTGCCCGTGGTGCCGACGCCGCGTAGTCCGCCTTTGATGAAGTTTTCCTGCACGCGCTGGAATGTATTCCATAGCGTGTTGGTTTGGTCATCGTGGCGGCGAATCATGAGCAGTTGATCCGGTTCGATGGGCGCGCCGTTGTTGCCAGCTTCGTCGGTAGGATAGCGCAGTTCCAACGCCGCTTTGGCAAAGGCATGTTGTTCATGGTTGCCAAGCTGAATGAGCTTCATGCTTTCGACCTGCTCCATCACTTTGGGCATATCGTTGATGATGCTATAGCTGCCTTCGATCACGCGGTCAACAATGTTGCCGCTGTGCTGCACTTTGATGTCGCCGAAGTCTCCGGACTTGACGATCATACCGTTGCTGCACACGACGCGGAAGACGCCTGCGGAAAGTTGGTAGCTGCTGCTGCGATCGTGGCTGTTGACCAACACAATCTCGGGAATTTCCTGACCAACCACAGCCACTCGCGGACTCGGATAGGGGCGCGGAACGTCTTGGTCACGCCGAAAGCGAATCAGGTGCTTAGTGAAATCGCCCTTACCTTCGATGCGCGTCTTAGACTGCATCGCTTTGACCGGCAAGAAGCCTTCGTTACGCAGAGCGTCAACGACTTGGATGGTCGGGATGAAGGCATAACGGTCGCTGACCTTTTCCCATGGAGCGGAGGCGAAGATGGAAGGGGCTACGCGTTGCAGGTCTTGATTGTTCAATGCTGTTGCCATTTTATTCTCCTCAAACAAAATTACCCGACTTGTTTAGCCGCCGTCGGATTCAAGCGGTGATACAAAATCCAAAGCGCATCGACCTTCAACATAAGCCGGTTGTTCTGCGCGTCAAATTGCACTTCAGCTGCCGCGCGATTTACGGCTTGCGGACTGCCGTAATGCGCGGTGAGCTTGGCGATGAGTTGAGTGGTGGTCATGCCGCTGCCATTTCTTTTGCTGCTGCGCGCCGCGCCGCTGTGTCTGCTTTAACCTCCGCCAGCGTTTTGCCTGCTGCTTGCATTGCTGCAATGCGCGCTGCACGCTTCGGTGTCTTGGTAGTCAGCTCGCGCAAACAATGCTGGCAGCAATCTTCGGGGGATAACGCCGCCATGAAAAAGAAAGTGTCGCGGTCAGGTATAGTTCCTGTAGGGTCGGTGCTCTTTCCATGTCCTTGTTTGCCGCAAGCAACACGCCCAAAGCTATAATCCTTTGCCCATTGTATGAAGTGATGTTTCATTTTGCTTTCTCCTCTTTCTGGTCAGCCGCAAAGCACAACTGATGGACGAATTATGAACCATCTTTTCACAAAAAGCAACATATTTTATGAACTTTTTATTTGATTTATGAATCAATGACTTAGAACGGAACTTTCAGGGATTGCAGCTTCTCGTTTGTGCATTCGACGCCCTGTTTTACATAAACTGCTGCCAATTTGCCGTCATATTTCCAGCGTCCGTCTGCACGCGCCGGGTTGCGATGCGGAAAATATTTTTGGCGCATCAATGCGGGTGCGAGTCTGCCACCATAATCTTTCACATGACCTGTGCCATTGCGCAGCAGCACCGCCATGATGGCATCGCTGCGCAGCAAGTCCGGCTCGCCCATCTCATGCAATGCGTCGATGAATTCGTGGTCGGAAGTGAATGAGGTGCTGATGACGCTCTGATGCGCGTAAGTTTTGCGCTGTCCGTTGTTTGGTGAGAATTTACTCAGATCGCGAGCATGCAAGAATGCGGCCACATGTGCGAACCCGCCATCGTTGAACCAGTCCCACAGTGTCGAGAAATATTCCTTCACCTTCTCATCATCCGTCAGTCCCATTTCAGCTTTAGAGGCGCACTCAATAACATCGTAGCGCCTGTCGTCAGCAGGGATGTAGATTCCGGTCAGCAGATGGTTGGTCGTGACAATTACGCCGCAATGCATCTTGACGGAATAGGTGTGGCCGTATTTCGGATTGACGGTGGCATAATCTGGTGAGCCTGCGATCAACACCTTCATGCGTTCGTTGAATGCCCATTTGCTCATATCATGCAAATTGGCCGCTTCGCTAACACGCACGAGCGTGGCCGTGACGTATTCATTGTAGGCCGAATCCAATATTGATGGCTCTGTGTTGGCCACGTTCCAAGCGCCAATGGCCGGAATGCAGAATTCAACTGCCGTGTCCTTGCCGACACCTTGGTCGCCTGCGATCAGCAAAGCGAATCGCGGCTTCTGTTCTGGACATTGGACTCTGTGAGCCATGTAGTCAAGGAATTGGTCTGCGTCACCCGGCTTGTTAAACACGCGCTGCACGTGCTCAAGGAACGGTGAAGCTAGGTTTGCCTTGCCTAACTCGATGACGGGCTTCCGGTATGCGTTAAACACGGCGGAGCCAGTCTCAACGATAAGGTCGCCTTCGCGACAATCGAATCCTTTTATGTAATCGCCCTCCAATGCCGGGGTCTTGGTCATGCTCGTTGCGAGCATGTGTTGTTGAAGCCATGTTGACGCCTTTATCAGCGCGCCTTCCTGATTGATCTTTCCAACTGCGCAATCAACTGCCGCCGCTATCCAAAAGCTGGCTGTAGGGCGGTATATGAAATTGTTTCCGGGCGCGAAGAACACAAAATTCTGAATCGGGACGATTCCTATTTCTGGCGACCAACCTCCGCTGATGGCCAGATAAACAATTGAGCCTACCGATAAATTGCTGCCTGCCGTCACATCTTGGCTGATGTCGTAAAATGCCTCTTTCATTATCTCATCGTGATTTCTGCCCTTCTGGCCTCCCCAGCCATCAGACCAATCATTGTATAATTTCCAAGCGTCTTCTGAGCGTCCATATTCACGACCAAGAATTATGCCAATGTTGCGCCATGTGTCTCGATCGTCCGGAGAGACGTGGTCAAGCATGGTTCTGACTTGGCCTAGGCTGTATTTCTTTTGGCGATTATAGCTTCCGCGTAAATCTTTTTTCTTCTCAAGCAAATATTCTGGCAGATCGTCGAGCGGTGCATCATTCATCCATTCATATGACGAACCACTGCGATGACGCGATGGCGCGGCAATTATATATCCGCCATCAGAGCGCACATCGATGCCTTTCCCAAGACGGTTGCTGCCGGTCTTCAATGCAGAATTGTATTTGAATAATACGTGCAGACCGCCACTGCCGGTCTTGGACATCAATGTGTTTGGTTCGCCTTTATCGGCTATGAGTGCCGACCATGTCTCTGCACCGCATTTGCCATGGCCGATGTCGATGTCAATCACCGTGATACCGGAGGCTTTGCCAGTCACAACGCCTATGTTTGATGGGGGAGAATTTTCACCAAACCAACTTTCTATCTGGGCAAGGTCTTGTGATGCTTCTTTCAACCCACGAGGCGTGCGCGGGTGTTTGCCGGAATCTGGGCATGCAGCCTTGCCACATGAGCATTCGCCACCTTCCAAGACTGTGTGACAAGGAAATATGCGCCAACCTTGTTCGATATATTTCCTTGCAGCTGATAAAATTTCTTTTCTGTAATTTTCCATCGGTGCCTCCTCAAGATATTTTTTCGTAAAGAATGAACGCTTTTATTGCTCCGCTTTTTGTGCGCCAAATTCCGTCTGGTGTCGTCGGGCAAGGTCGCGGTGCATACCCAAGGTGTCTGGCGACAACAGATGTGTGTTCTCTGCCACAATTGAATGTCGTGGAATGCACTACCTGTGGCCAGTTTAATTTCTCCAATGCTATGGAGGCTATTTCGATTTTGTCTTGTAAAGATTGTTTCTTGCCCATGGTGAATTGTTATTGCTATTTGTCGTTTTGAAATTATGCCTGGAAAGTTTCTGGAAAGCAAACTTTATTTTGCTCATAAAATAATACGTTTTTTGAGGGACGAACGTGGGGGGACGTGCCCCTATAAAGTCCACCCCCCCTATAATTTATACTTTCCCTTTAGATCTACTTAATGATTTATGTTCTCCACCAAAGTATAGGGGCACGCCCCCCCACGTTCGCACGTTCGGTCGGAAGTGCTTGGAAAGTGACCCACGTTCGTGCCCTACGTCCAGTTGAAAAATAACTTTCCTTTTGCATTCAGATGGCGCATAATTGCAGCAGCAAGTCGTGGTGCATTCAGAAAAAGTTCAAAACGATGAGGTATTGTTACAATGGCTGACGGCAAAGTTGGTGCACCAAAAGGAAACCGCAACAGCGCGAAGACCCGCATCTTCACCAATACGCTTCTTGACCTCATCAAGAACGAAGAACTCACACTCCCCGAAAACAAACGCCGCCTGCGCATGTGCGCTGGCAAATTGCTGTCGAAAGCAGCAGCGGGCGAAGCATGGGCGGTAAAGGAACTCGCAAACCGCATCGAAGGCAAAGCGATTCAGGGCGTGGAACTTTCTGGCCCCGGTGGTAGTGCGGTAAATTTCTTTGACCCTGCAATGATGCGCAACCTGTCGCCCGGCGAACTGGACAAGCTCAAGGAACTGCTGGGCAAGGCCGCAGTCGGAATACCCGATGAGGAATATCCCGGTGAATAGCGCCGCGCACATGCTCGCCGAACTCAACGCACTGGAAGACGTGCGCACGAACCCGCTGCATTTCATGCGCGATGTGCTGCACCTCGAAGGCGATCGCTACTACCTCGACAAATGGCAAGAGGAATTGGTCGAGGCGATTGCGGACGTGTATCGCAAGCAGAACAGCATTCCCACAAAGCTGAACCACGACGGCAAGACGATGTTCACTGTGCGCGCGATGCACGGCCCCGGCAAGACATTCACCGTCGCGGCGGTCATGCACTGGTTCAACAATGCGTTTCGCGGGCGCATCATCTGCACCGCACCAAAAGAGAAACAGCTCGCCACGCGCCTGTGGCCAGCCTTCCGCAAGATCGCAGTTCGCGCAGGCCGCGAATATTCTGACGCAATCAAAATCGACAGCACGAAGATTGTCTGGCATGGTGACGAAGACTGGTGCGCACTGGCCGAGACCGCATCACAGCCGGAAAACCTCGCGGGCTACCATGACGACTACATGCTGTTCATCGTGGACGAGGCATCGGGCGTGAACGAATTGATGTTCCCTGTCATCGAGGGGGCAATCTCTACCGGCACCGTCGTCATCCTATTGCTCATCGGCAACCCGACAAAAAACCAAGGGACATTCTTCGCCTCGCACTGCACGCCGAAGGTCGCAAAAAACTATTACCAGATGCACGTTGACCTCGACAAGACAACCCGCGTCAGTCGCGATTGGGTCAAGCGCATGGAAGACAAATACGGGCGCAACAGTCCAGTCGTCAAGGTGCGCTGCTATGGGGAGTTTGCGGACACTGATGAGGCGCAGCTTATTCCGTATGACTGGATTGTTGCAGCGATGGAAAAAGAAAGCTGCGCCGATGGTTCGGTGCCGCGCTTGCGTATATCGGTTGACGTTGCTGATGGCGGCGATGACTTCACCGTAGTAACTGCGGCGCGTGTATATGAAACAGGCAAAGACGTGCTGGAGCAACGCCAGTTTAACTTCCCTTCTGCTGAATCGCCAATACTCGCAGCGCAAGCGGCCATCGCGTTGTTCGATGCGCATCGTGGCGACGTGCGCAATGGCGATGACATGGTGATTGACTCGCTCGGCGTAGGTGCGGGGACTGCGGGCTATCTGATCGAGCGCGGGCATAACGTGGTGGCATATAAAGGCGGCGCAGGCTCAGACGATACGACACAGTGGCGCAATCGCCGGACGCAATCCTACATCTGTATGCGCGATGCGCTGCGCGAGGGCAAGCTGTCATTCGCCGAGGGCTTCACTGACGCGGAAGACATGGACGAGTTCACCGCGCAGATGTGCAGCGTTAAAACGAAACCGGGAAGCGAACGTCTTGAAGAATTGGAGACCAAAGAAAGTATGAAGGCACGTGGACTTAAATCGCCGGACAAGGCCGATGGCATTGCGATGCTGTACGCAACACAAGCACCAACCATGCCGACGCAGTTGGATGTTATCATTCCGACGACTGCTTCTGTCGCAAGTCAGGGGGACTGGTCGTGAACATGCCCGCCGAAGAATACCAAATGATCCCGCGACTGATGGTCGTGGACAGCCGAATGGATATTGCTCGGCGGTACAGTATATGCGATAGGGGTTAAAAATGCCGCGAATCAAACCGCTGATTATTCCATCACCATCAAATGGGTGCAGCCATGAAATTATTTGGACGTGAACTGAGCTTTGCAAAGCAACCCGCCGAACTTCCTGCGATGTCCGGAGAAGCCGCATGGTCTGAGTCATCCATGTATCGCGGTGCGGACTTTCCGAAATACAACCCCGACGCACTGCTGGCGCGCAAGGGTTACGCCATCTATGGCAAGATGCTCCTCGACGAACAGATCAAAGCGGTCGTTCGTTTCAAGCGCGACGCAATCACCTCGCGCGATCATCTGTTCACCTGTGACCACGAATTGCTGAGTGCTGACGAACAGCAGAAGCGTATCACCATATTCAACAAGACCATCGAGAAGATGGAAGCGCCATTCACCGATGCGCTCAACGGCATCATGTCTGCGATGTATAACGGCTTCTCCATGACGGAGAAAGTGCTACAACCGATCAACATCGACGGCACGACATGGATGGGCGTCAAGCGTTTGAAGTTGCGCCCATGCGACACATTCTTTTTCCATGTTGACGAATACGGCAATGTCGAAAAGCTCACGCAGCAATACGAAGGCAACGAGCAGGAACTGGACTTGACGCGCTTCATTCATTTCGTGCAGAATCCGGACCATGATGAGCACTACGGGCGCAGCGAATTGCGCGAATGCTATCGTGCGTATTTCAGCAAGGACATGATTATCAAGTTCCAGAATATTCATCTGGAGCGGTTTGCGGCTGGCTTTGTTTGGGCAGCACCAAGAGATGGTAAGACGCTATCGCAGAATTCTGTGGAATTCACGACGCTGAAGAATGTGCTGAACAACCTAAAGGCAACGAGCAGCGTCATTTTACCCAGCGGCTATGAGTTGAATATCGAGCACCCCGCAACCACAGACGCATTCGAGCGTGCGATCAGCCAGCACGATAAGAGCATTGCCAAGGCATTGCTTGTTCCTAACCTAATGGGCATCAGCGAACAGGGGGGCACGGGCAGCTATAGCCAGTCGCAGACGCAGCTTGAGGCATTCCTCTGGACGTTGGACGCAGACGCTACCCGCCTTGAGGCAGCGCTCAATCAGCAATTGTTCAAGGAGCTGGGCGACTTGAACTTCGGCGATGGTATGTATCCGCAATTCAAGTTTAAGCCAGTCAGCGACACCCGCAAACTGGAGATCGTCAAAATATGGCAGCAGCTTGTGACGGCGGGCGCAGTACAGGCGACCGATGCGGACGAGGCATACTTGCGGGACGCGCTGGAGCTGCCGAAGAAGCCTGCTATCGAAGGCGATGCACCTGACTTGATTTTGAATGGCGCGCAGGTCACATCGCTGGTCGGCATTGTTGCGCAGGTGGGCAGCGGTACGCTATCGCCCGAAGCGGCCAAGGCGCTTATCACTGCTGTGTTTCCGATTACAGAGGATCAGGCAGGCAAGATGGTGGACAGCGCGAAGGTTGAGAAGCCTGAACCCGTTGCTGCATTGCCGGGCGACCCCGAACTCGGCGAAGATGGCAAACCACTGCCGAAGCCAAACGAGCAGGAAGAAACCATCGTCGGCAAGATGGGCGTATCAGTCAGCGCATTTAGCAAAGCGATGAAGCGCGTGGACTTCGCGGTCATCGCGAACAAGGCCGACAACAGTAGCAAGGACACTGCATACGAACTCGCCGCAATTAACAGCGCGGCAGTTGCGCGCATCGTTGCGCTGGCTGAGGACTTGAAGCTGGGCACCGCTGAAGGCAACCCGAACGACATCCAGAAAATCAGCTACACAGCCGCCGAAATGTCCGCGCTCAAAGCGACCGCATCCAAGGGGCTGGTCGAAACATGGCGCATTGGTGCGTCGCACGCGAAGCGCGAACTGCAAAAAGCCAAGGGCGCTGCATTCGCAACCAATGATCTTGCACTGCAAGATGTTGCCGCTGCGTACATCAAGCAAAAGGGCTACACGCTCGCAGGCGACATCAGCTCCGCGACGAAAAAGACAATCAATAATATTTTATTGGAAGGCGTGAAGGTCAGCAAGACAGCGGAAGAAACCAAGCAAGCAATTTACAAGGCGCTGGAAGCGGACGGCATGTTGACGGAAGAGGCGGTTGAAGAAGCCCTTGGTACGACAACGGTGAAGTCTACGAATGCGCGCATTGAGACCGCCGTTCGCACGACCTCATTCGAGGCAATCAACGAGGCGCGCTACAATTTCTTCAGCGACCCTGAACTGGCAGGCTTTGTTGAGGCGCTGGAATATAGCGCCGTACTGGATGACCGCACGACTGAGATATGCTCACAGCTCAATGGAGAAACCTATGGCATCGACTCGGACGTGTGGTCAACCTTCCGTCCGCCGAATCATTTTAATTGTCGCAGCCTGTTGATCCCAGTCACGGTGCGAGACACTTGGACGGAAAGCGGAGAGCCGACAGCAATGCCGCAAAAAGGATTCGGCTTTAGTAAATGCAATCATAATCACGGAGGGAAATGAAATGAGACTTCACAAAGATGATCTTGGCAATGTGGTGCAGGCGGTAGGGCTTGGTGTATCGGGCAGCACCACTAATATCGTGACGGTTGCAGCGAGCTGCGCGATTTCCAGCGTGGCACTGGACGGACTGTATCGCATCACCAGTAATGTGGATGTTCACCTCGCCGTGGGTTCGGCCGCCACGAATGATGAGCCGTTGTGGGCTAATACAGAAACTCACAAATACATCAACAATAAAAAGCTGGCCGCGTTCTGCGACGTGTCTAGCGGCATTGTTTCAGCCACGCTCTGCCCATAATCATGTTAGCAGGCATTTCAAAAATAGGGTGTCTGGGAAATCACGGGCAGCAGTTGACGCTGAGCCAGCGCATGGCTGCGCTCTTCGCCGCCGGTGAGCAGGGCTTCTTGTACGACCCATCAGACCTATCCACGCTATCACAGAACTCCGATGGCACTGGCGCGGTGACAGTCGGCGACCCCGTTGGGAGAATGCTCGACAAGTCCGGCAGAGGGAATCATGCTACTCAATCAATAGCAATCAACAGGCCGGTATTGCAGATTGATGGTAACGGTAAATACTACTTAGCCTGCAACGGCACAAATACATGGATGCAGGTTGCAAGTTTCACGCCTGGAGTTGGAATACTGGCATTAGCAGTAGGTGTTCGGAAGACTGCGATTGGTAATAACTGGATTATCAGCAGCATGATGTCAGGAGCAATCAATAGAAAATGGCAGTTAAATGGCAACGCAAATGGGTACGGATTCCTTCACTATAACGATGTAGGATTGTCCTCAGCCGTAGCTAACACCACAGATTATGCGCCACCAAACACAGCAACGCTATTGAGCTATTCTGATTATGCTCAAGTTGCTGTGGCGGACGAACTTAAATTAAAAATAAACAGTGTTATTCCTGCTTTGACTTATACGAATAACAATATCTCATCTGCAAATTATGCAGCCAGTCAGCTTAGACTATTCGCAGCTTATGATGGCGCGGCAAATTTCTTTACAGGCAATTTCTACGGAGCTGTCGGCAGGTTCGCAGCTACCAACGCCACCCAACTCACCTCTATGGAAGCTTACATGAACAGCAAGACAGGAGCATATTAAAATGGCAAACGAGCAGATATGCTTAATAGTGACCGCTGCGAATCAAGCGCAGGCGCAGATGTTGTGCGAGACTCTGGGCGGAGCTTCCGGGGCGGGGATGTTCGTGGCTGGCATCTCTCCGGGAGGGGTCGCGCCTGCTACGCACTTTATCAGCGAAGGGGTTATCCGTGCTGAGATGGCCGCGCTAACGAAGAGCCCCGCTGCATTGTTCGCGGCTTGCCAGCAAGCGGCATTACCGCAGACGTTGGCGGACTGCGAGGCATTGCTGTCTGCCTCCGACGTTAGCCATGACACCCCCTTCGCAGCGATGGCGCGCCTGAGTCGCGAGCTCGGGGTGGCGCCTGAATTGCAATTGGTCAATTAGATGACAGGGGAATAATCATGCCATACGAAAAGCGAAAAAAAGACGGAAAGATTTGCGTGTATAAGGAAGGCTCGGATAAGCCGCTGGGTTGTCATGAATCAGAAGCGGATGCGGACGAACAGATCGCCGCGCTGTACGCGAACGAAAAGAATATGTCAACCGGTGCTACACTCGACGCAGAAATATTTGCAGTTGGCAAGTGGAATGGGATGCACTTTGACAAGGATGATCTGGAGGGTATCGTCGCCGCATTTTCTGCACTAAACGGCAATCACGATGTACCGCTGAAATTTGGGCATAACCCTGAGCAACCAATGACAGACGGCCAGCCCGCGCTTGGATGGGTCGAGCGCCTATGGGTTGCCGGTGATATGCTGATGGCGCGGTTGAAGGACATGCCTGAAATCGTCGCAAGGGCGATCGAGAAAAAGCTGTATAAAAAAGTTTCAATTGAACTGGATTTAGACGTGCAGTATAAGGCGAAGCACTATCCGTTCGTCCTGTCTGGCGTTGCACTACTGGGTGCTGATATTCCTGCGGTCAACACTCTTAAAGATCTGACGCACTACCTTGGCCGAGGCGCTGCATTCAGCGCGGGTCGTCGAGCTGTGTTCTCAGCAATCGCAGGGCAATCACAATCAGGAGACAAGAACATGGAACAAATTGAAAAATTGACCAGTCAAGTCGCCGAGCTTACGGGCAAGGTTGCAAACTTCACGACCACCACCGCCACGCTTTCCGCTGAAAATGCGGAACTCAAGGCGAAGGTTGCGAAGTTTGAAGCTGAGACCAAGGCTCGCGAAGACGCTGACAAAAAGGCGGCGGTCACCGCCAAGCGTGCCGAAGTTACCGGCATGCTCGAAGACGGCGTTAAGCGCGAAGTCATCACCCCAGCACAGCGCACGCAATACACCGCGTTGCTGCGCGTAGACGATGACGCTGCTGTCATGGCAATCGACATCGAAGCGGTCAAGGCATTGGTGCCAGCAGGCGGCAAGCAATTCAGCCGCGAGCAGGGCAAGCAAATTGGCGGCGACAATGCCGCAGGCCTGACCGCACCGCAGCAAGTCACGCAGGAATGCAATGCGATGATCTCGAAAGGTGAAGCAAAGACCTTTTTCGAGGCGCAGAACTTGCTGTTCACCCGCAACCCGCAGCTCGCACAGGAATACGTGCGCTTCAACGAGAAGGAGTAAATCATGTCCGGACATGGAGACAACATGCAAGTCGCCGTCGCAGCAGGTGCAGACCTGCGCGCCGCGCAATACAAGGTAGTGGGCGTAGCGGGCACCATCGCCGCTGCTAACGATGCCGCAATCGGCGTGCTACAAAACAAGCCGAACACTGGCGAGGGCGCAGCGGTGGCATTCGCTGGGCACATGAAGGCCTACGTCGGCGGCACTGTGACAGCAGGCGGTCGCTTGAAGGTAACAACTTCGGGCTGGCTGGTCGCCGTCGCTTCCGGTGATGGTAGTTGCGCGAAAGCGTTGGCTGCCGCAAACAGTGGTTCGGTATGTGAGGTTCTCGCGAACTTCGCCGCCGCCGCTACAACGTACTAAGGAGAACGCAACATGAAGAAGTTTATCGTATCGATGATCGCAGCATTTGCGATGGTGTTCGCCATGGTGGGTAATACCGCTCTTGCCGCACCGCTTGTCTTGGCGGCATTCGCAATTGACGTAACGCCCTCTGTCGTTTTCCAGCGCCAGTTCGATGCCGCGCATGCGTGTCTGTTTAACTACATGACGCGGTGCGGCTTGCTCTTGTGCATGGGCAACGCCACTGGACGTGATGTCCACGTTGACCAAGCACTGACAAGCATGGCGATGGGTTATCGTCCTGACGGCTTCATTGCCGACATGATCTTTCCTACCGTACTTGTCCCGAAGCAGGCTGATCTGTATATCGAATTCAGCCGTGCTGACCGGCTGCGCGTGGAGAACACCACTCGCGCGCCTGGCACACTGGCTCGGCGTATCACTGAAACCGTCGGCTCGGACACTTACTTCGCGCGTAACTACGCACTAGCGAAGGAAGTGTCGATCGAGGACAAGACCAACGCCGACCCGCTGTTGCTTTCCAACCTGTATAATGGCGCGTCTACTTTCCTGCTGGACAAGCTGTATCTGGACTGGGAACGCCGCATCGCGCTAAAGGTGACTTCGGCCACCAACGTAGGCTCATCTTCGGCGGTGCAATCGGCATGGAACGGCGCTGGCAATCCGCTGGGCAACATCAACACAGCGATTGACAACGTTCGCTTCTCGAATGGCGTGCGCCCTACGGATGTCATCTTCGGCGAGGAGGCGTGGAATTCGTTCCGCCGCGATAGCAATATCCGCAATCTGATTTTTGGCACGAACAACGGCGGCGGGTATCCTACCGAGCAGCAGGTTGCCACGCTGCTGAACGTCAAGCGGGTGCATGTCGCAGGAGCGTTCTACAACTCCGCGCAGGAAGGCCAGTCCGAATCGCTCAGCTCCATCTGGGGTGACAACGTGCTGGTGTACTACCGTCCTGACGCACCGACCATCGAGCGCCCGAGTTTCGGTTATAATTTCCGCTGGTCTGCTCCCGGCATTCCGAACCTGCAAGTGGAACGGCATCCATGGGACAGCAAAACGAAATCGGAAGCGATTGAAGTCGGGTTCTACCAAGACGAGAAGGTCACTGGCGCGAGCTATGGCTTCCTGTTGCGGGCGGTGAACAGCTCGACGTAATATCCTGCCGCCGCAGGGCGGGACGTCCACTCTTCACCCCGGTGGCCGTCCCTTTTTGCGGAGGCTATAGCAATATGGCTTCCGCACTTTTTGCATAGGAGAAATGAAATGTTGACACCAGCGAAAGATGATCCAAACTATAAGATTGAACGGGAGCGCCAGAAAAAGAATCCCGGCGCATTCGGAGTTGTGATGGGCAATCCCGATCCGAACCTGCCCACCAGTGGCGGGCTTGTCCCCGCAGAGCGCGGCACGGCTGCCGTTGTTAACTGCGATGCTGAAAAGTACGCAACAGAATTGAAAGCATGGGCGGAAGAGACCGCAGCGAAGAGCCTTACCGAAATTGCGAAGCTGCTCCCGACCATGGAAAGAACACCGCTGGAATGTTTGATTGCAGCGGAGAAGGCAGGCAAACAGCGCAAAAACCTGCTGGATGAATTGAACAGCGCATTGACCAAACTGCTCTAAAGGAGAAAACAATAATGTATATCGTTATGCACTGCGGCGGAATTCCTTTCAATGGCGACACAATAAAAACAAAGTCGCTTGGAGGGTCGGAGTCGGCTGCCTATTACATGGCACGCGCACTTCAGGATAAAGGGCACAGCGTCATCCTCTTCACGAACTCGGAAGAGACTGGCACGTTTGATGGCGTGAAATACGAATACGCTGGCGCACCGACAGAACAGCACCCGCTCGGGGAGCGGTTTTCTTTCTACGCGGAGAACACGCCGCACGACATCTGCATCATCCAGCGCCATCCGCAGGCATTCTCGCGCAAGCTGGCAAGCAAGCAGAATCTGTTATGGCTGCATGACCTTGCGCTGCTGCGCACGAAGGATGCCATCATTGGGCAGATGTGGAACGTTGACAAGGTGCTGGTAGTCAGCGAATACCACAAGAACCAAGTGCATGACGTATGGGGCATTCCGCTTGATCGTATCGCGGTGGTGAACAATGCTGTTGACCATACGCTTTATGACATCGTTGAACCTCATGCTTTAACAGAGGGTGTGCGGCACTTGATTTATTCTTCACGCCCCGAGCGCGGCCTGATTGAGTTGGTCAAGCAAGGCGGCATCATGGAACGCTTGGCAGGCGAACCTATTCATCTGCATGTCTGCGGATACGACAACACTACGCCGCAGATGAAACAGTTTTATGAGCACCTGTGGAAGCGGTGCGAAGAGCTGCCAAATGTAACGAACCACGGCGCGCTGACGAAGGCGGAACTCGCGGGGCTTCAACTGGCCTGCGATGCATGGGTGTACCCGACGACCTTCGAGGAGGTGTCCTGCATCACTGCGATGGAAGCGATGGTGGCTGGCCTGCCAGCGATTGTGAGCGCGGTTGCTGCATTGCCGGAGACGTGCGCTGATAGCGGCACGCTGCTGATCCCGCTACGCGATGGGCAACCCGACATCGCACTGTTCTGTGCTGCGCTTCTCGAAGATGATTCTCGCGTTTGGGAAAGCTCATCCGCCGCGCAACTCACTGCCGCGCGAAAGTTCACGTGGAAGAATTCCGCGCAGCAATTGCTTGACTGCGTGATGAAGACATTCGCGGATGCCGCGATTCCATCATCGCTGGCGCACCATTTCATGCGCCACTCCGACATCAAGCCATTTGAATTGCTGGAGCTGCATCACGGCGAATCGAATTTCGTCACGAACATGCGCGATGAATACCGCGAGGGCTACGCATTCTACCGTGACAATGCCTACGCAAAGCACTATGCGGATTATTACCAGTATGAAAAAGATCGCGGCGTGAATTATGGCCCGGAAGATGTGACGCGCACCTCGCGCTTCCAAGCTGTTGCGAATATGGTCGCCGAATTGCCAGAAGGCTCTCGCGTACTGGATTACGGCTGCGCTCATGGCCACTACACGGTGGCATTGGCGAAGCGGTTCCCGAAACTGGCATTCGTCGGTGCAGACCTCGCGCAGAGCAATATTGATATTGCGCGGAAGTGGGCGGATGATGAAAAGCTGAGTAACGCAACCTTCCTGCACGTGGAGCATGGGGTTGATGATTTGCCGGGCGAGTATTCCGCTATCATTGCGGCGGAGGTCATTGAGCATGTCGGCAATCCGCAGGCGTATATTGACACCTTGGCTGTGCATCTGAAAGACGGCGGGCGCATGGTCATCACCACGCCATACGGACCATGGGAGGCACAAGGCTACCGTGAGCACGGATATTGGCGCGCGCACCTTCATCATTTCGAGCGTGCTGACATCCTTGAAGCATTCGGCCATCATCCTGATTTCCGTATCATGGCAGCGCCCGCCGGGCAATCCATTTTTGGTTCGCCGCTGGGTAGCTATATCTTCACCTTCACGAAGCCGACCGCACCGAGCAACCCGATCAACTATCTCCGCAAGACAATGCTGACGATGCCGGATAATACGGTGTCATGCTGCATGATTGTGAAGAATGCGGAAGCGGATATTCAGCGTTGCCTGAATTCTGTATTGCCGCACGTTCAGGAAGTGGTCATCGGCGTGGACAAAACCACCACCGACAAAACCCGCGCGATGATTACAAGCATCTCATTGAGCAATCCGCTGGTCGCGTTCACCGTATTCGACGCTGAATCGCCACTTGAAATCGGTTTCGCTGAGGCGCGCAACGCCACGTTAAGCAAAGCATCGTGCGATTGGATACTATGGATTGATGCAGACGAAGTGCTGGTGAATGGAAGCATCATCGTACAGTTTGCCCGCAATTCTATGTATAACGCCTTCGCGGTGAAGCAGCATCACCTGAGCCATGATCCGGTTGCCATCATCAAGACCGACTTGCCTTGCCGACTGTTCCGCAATCGCATGGGTATCAAGTTCTTCGGGATTGTGCATGAGCATCCTGAATTGAAGATGAACGAAGGCCTCGGCCCGGTGATGCTGTTGCCGCGCACAGAGATTGTGCATCATGGTTATCATGACGAAGGCGTGCGCCGCAAACGTTTCGACCGTAACCTGCCCTTGCTGACGCGCGACCGCAAAGAAAACCCAACACGCATTCTCGGAAAGTTTCTGTGGCTACGCGACTTGGCTCAGTCCTGCCAGTATGAAATTGAAGCGGGCAGGGCTGACCCCACAATCATAGAGCAGCGCGCCGCCGAAGGCATTGTGCTGTGGGAAGAGCTGATGGATGCGAAGAACTACCGCCTTGTGATCGATTCGCTGCCATACTATTCCTTGCTCGCAAAGATTCGCGGCAAAGGCTTTGACTTCTCGTTCACGCTGGATGCAAACAAGCACGGCACATCACAGGCAGAGAAACAGCCCGTGATCGCCGGATACTTTGACAGCAAGGAGCACGCCCTGCGCCTGCTGACTGAACTGGCAGAAGACAAGACTGCTACATTTGATCGGAGGTATCAATAATGCCACAAGTCTGTTCATGGTCGGATGTGCTGGTGCGGTATCCAGAACTGGATAAAATCGTAAACGTAACTTCGTTTACGACTGGCACGGTGATTGATCTTGCGGAGGCCGCAGTCAATGCGCGCCTTGCGTCGCAGTACACCACGCCATTCAGCAATAACAATCTGACCGCGAAAGACTTGGTCATCGACATGGTGTACGTCCAGAACAATCTCACGCGCCAGCCGGAGAAGGCGCAGGCGTTGAAGGATTATCTGGACGAGCGCTTCAAGGCATTGCTGAATGGATCGGCTGAAATGCTGACATCATCCGGCACCGTCGCGCTGGTGGCAATCGGTGACACGGTGTGGTCGAGCACAGAAGACTACCCACCGACTTTCGGCATGAGCGATATTGAAAAAGCGGAAGTAAGTTCCGCGCAGTTGTATGACGAAGACGTTGCGCGGGGAGATTACAGATGAGCATTTCAGTCACGCCGAACAAGGCCACAATCGAAGCTGCTAAGCGCAAGCTGGCTGCTGCGCGTGATGGCTTGAAGAATAACGGCGTGGCGATGCGGCAAGTCGCGGTGTTCCTTGATCAATGGGTACAGCGCAACTTCCAGAGCAAAGGCGGCAAAGTTGGTGGTTGGGAACCGTTCAAATATGGTGGGAGGCTGACAACAAAAGCAAAGGCCAATGCCCAATCAATTGATGGAAAGCGATGGGTAAATGGTTCTGCTGCATTGTTGCAGGACACCGGCGCGTTGCGCTTGTCATTCCTGCCATTCGTTCGGCAAGGGAGCGCGGGCATCGGCTCTGATCTGCCCTATTCAAAGGCGCACGAAGAAGGCTCGAATGATCTTCCGCAGCGGCGCATGTTGCCGAAAACCGCCGAAGTGCAAGTGGACGTGAAAGAGATTCTGGACAATTTTGTTTTACTCACGATAAGGAAGGCAAATGCTTGATGTATCTACACTGACCATCGCCCTCCATGGCATCCTTGATGCCGCTGCTGGGTTGTCCACCGCCACCATAGAGCGCGGCACGCGGATAAACTTTGACCCAGCACGCGCTCTCGATGGGTGGATAGGCGTGTATCCCGGTCAGGTGGACACCGTGCCGCAAGCGATGGCGGGCAAGCAATGGCAGGACAACGTCATGTTGCAAGTTGTCGTTCAAACTGCATCGTTCCGTGATGATGGGCAAGCGGCCAGCGACTTGCTGGAAGATTTATTGCAGAAAGTTCTCGATGCAATAAACGCAACCAACCTGACGCTGGGCATCACGGGCGTGCGCATTACGGGATTCAGCCGAGAATATCGGTATGTGGTGTTTGATGATGACGGCGAAGGAGATATTTTCATGCCGCAAGCAATCATCAAATTCAATTTAACCTGTCGTTCTAATTAATTTTTAAGGAGGTCGTCATGTCATACGGTCAAGATGCAAGAGTAGGAATAAGTTTCCAGAACAGTTTTGATGCCGCGAATGTGGCATCATTACATTGGCTGGAGCCGATCAGCGAATCCGTCACGTTGAAAAAAGCGCAGCTCACCCAAAAAGGATTGCGCGGCATCTACGATGCTGGCGCGAATCAGGAAGGGTTGAATACTGTAGCGGGTGACCTTACGCTAGAAGCCAAGGCGAACGCGCTGGGCGTGCTGTTCTCCGCCACGCAGGGCGCACCGACCACGGTCACCAGCGCCGCGCTGTATACGCATACATTCAAACCACGCACGACAGATCACAATCCACTGAGCGCCGAGCGGCCATTCACCTATCTGAAATATATGGGGGATGCGGGTTCCGCACATCAGTTCCACAATATGAACGGTGATACGCTGGAACTCGCCATTTCAAACGGGGAATTGCTCACCGCGAAGATGGGCATGGTCGGGGGCAGCTTCTCCCGTATCGCAGCAGTAGCGGCCACCTATTCGCAAAGCAACGCCATTGACTGGGCGGTCAGCTCGGCGGTATGCGGAGGCGTTGCGCTTACCGGCATCCGTTCCCTTACCATCTCGCAAGAAAACAAATTGCAGGCCAAGCATGTTCTGGACACTGACAAGTTCCCAGCGCGCATCAAGCGCACGGATGCGCGCGTAATTAACATTTCCGGCACGCTGTTGTTTGATGACCAAGTTGAGCTGAACGAATTCCTCGCGCAAAGCGAGCAGTCATTCATGCTGAACTTGACCGGCACATCGCTGGTGCAGTCGGGCTATTATGAATCGGTGAAGATCGACATTCCGGCGATGCGCTACACTGAATTCCCGGTGGCCGTCGGTGGCGCTGGCGAGATTGAAGTCAGCTTTAAGGCGGAGGCCAAGTATCACACCGGCTCGGCAACTGCAATCGCATACACGCTGCAATGCGGAAAGGCAGGGTTCTAATCATGGGACAATGGTCAAACAAGCCCGTAGTGCTCAAGCCCATCGAGTTTGATGGCGACAGCATCGTGTTCTCGGTCGGTCGCCTTTTGGTTGAGGACATGATGACGCTGGCAAAATTCCACAATGCTTCCAACGGCACGCTGTCTTTCGGTTCGCCGCTAGAAGTATGTGCGATGGCGCAGGCGATATTGCCGAAGTATGTGAAGAGCATTTCCGGACTTCGCAAAGATGATGGCGGTGAAATGACGGTCGCTGAATTCATCGAAGCCTCGAAGGAGTTTTATTTTGTGCCGCTGATAGGCACGCTCTTTGCCGAGCTGATAACAGTCAGCACAGTGCAGGCGCAAGCAAAAAACTCCGCTCCGCCTTCGGCAGAATAATTCGGGGCGTAAGACGCTCGGAGGCGGTGGAGGTAGCAGGGCTGGAGGCGGCGGAATGGTTAAAGATGTACGCCCATACGCACGCCGACGGCAAGCGGATTGAATGGCCTGATGGTGGGTGTTACTTGAAGCAGGTGCAATTGCTGGTGGATATTTGGGAATTGATTGCAGGGGAAATAAGGGAGTATCGCCGTGAGCAACGTGATTGAATTCGCAGTACGCGCGATGGATGATTTCAGCGCAACGATGACCAAGTTTCATCGGTCTATGTCTGATGCTGAAAAAATAATGTCCACCCTCGGCGTTACCGCAGCGGCATATACTGCACTGCGCATGGCGCAAGCATCGCTTGACAATGCTGAGGCCATGGGAGATGCTGCCGAGAAAGCAAATATGGCAGCAGAGGAATTCTCTGCGCTCGCATGGGCGGCGAAGATGTCAAATGCTGAGCAAGGAAATCTGACCGTTGGCTTGAAGATGCTGGGCAAGGCAATAAGTGAAGGCGAAGCTGCCGTCACACCGGCAGGAGAAGCCCTGCGCAATCTAGGTGTGTCGGCGCAGGACGCGAACGGTAGGGTGCGCCCTGCGCTGGACGTGCTGCTAGACATCTCTGATAAATTCCAGAATGCCGCGCAGGACGCGAACAAGACCCGCGTAGCGATGGACTTATTTGGAGCGCGTGCCGGACCGGGACTTGTCCCATTGCTGAATAAGGGCAGCGAAGCTATCCGCGAAATGATGGGCGATGCGCAAAAGTTGGGCATCGTAGTATCGTCCGACTTTGCAGCTTCTGCAGATCAACTCAAGGACAATCTGGCAACACTATCCGCTGTTGTGCAGGGCTCTGTCAATGTCGCAATGTCGCAGCTATCGCCAGTGCTAGAGCAATTGACTGGGCAGGCGATCGAGCTGGCAACATCGGGCGATAACGTGCAAGAAGCAGGTCAGGTCATCGCAACGGCTTTGCGTCTCGTCATGACTGCCGCACTTGGCACCATCGGCACTGTGAAGGCACTTGGCGATGCACTTGGCGGTGTCATAGCTGCATCTGTGATGCTGGCCAGCGGCAACATGCGAGAGGCGTTGGACACGTTGAAGATGACCACTCTCGATGTCGGCGGCACAATCAGTGCGACATTTGATCAGGTCAAAAACGTATGGGATGAAAATGCGCAAAGTGCCGCCGCGAATTCTGCGAAACAAATCAGTGCGGCGATGCAGATGAAGGATTCTCTCGCGTCTCTTGCGAAAGAGGAAGAGGAAGCGATCAAGCGCGAAATAGAGCACAGCAACAAAATGCAAGGTATCGTCGCTGATATGCAGCTTGCCTACACTACGTACGGCATGAATGCCGATCAACTCAAGATATACACACTGGCCGTACAGGGTGCTGACGAGGCGCTAATCGCTGAAGCGGTAAACTTGGCGGCAGCCAATGCCCAGCAGGAAGAGCATTCCGCCACGCTCAAGCGTGGCGAAGAGATATTATTGTCGCTGCAAACCCCGCTTGAACTGCATAATCAAAAGCTGCAAGAGATCAACGCATCGCGGGAACAGTTGCTGGCGGAGGGCAAGTTTGATGCGGCTCTCGAAGCGGAAGAAGCTAGGTGGCAGCGCGCGCAGGCCGCTGTGGAATGGTATGGCGTGTCTGTCGCAAGCGTATCGAAGGGTATCGGGGACGCTATGGCCGCAACCGTTGTGGATGGTGTGAGCTTGGCGAAAGGCTTGGAGAATGTCGCCAAGACGGTGTTGAAGACAGTCATATCCACCCTCGTTCAGATGGGCGCGCAACGGCTGATATTGGCGATGCTCGACCGCACTGCAACGACAACCGGCGCATCGCAGAAACTTGCCGCTGGACTGTCTGAAGTGTACGTAAACTCGTTTGCTTCTGCTGCGGCTATTCCGATGGTGGGCTGGGCGATGGCACCGCAAGTCGCGCTCGCAAATACCGCCATAGCGACCGCAGGAGCTTCCGCTTCCATGGCAGCGGGCGCTGGGCTGGGCGCAAGCGTCGCGGGCGCGGCACACGGCGGCCTGGACTTTGTTCCCGCAGAATCCACCTTCCTGCTCGACAAGGGCGAGCGCGTTCTTTCCCCGCGTCAGAATGCTGACCTTACTGCGTTTCTGGAAGAAGGCGGAGCGGGCGGGGAAAAAGTTACAATTCAAAACTTGACCATCCACATTCTAGAAAATGCCACTAATGTGGATGCGTTTGCACGAATGGACAAAGCGCAATTACGCAACACGCTTGGACAACCGATCATCGATGCGCTGAACGAGATGTTTCGCGCTGGCACCGTCCCTAATTTTGCGACACAAGGAGGGAGATAATGGCAGCATACCGCCTATTTGATGGCACCAGCGCAGTTAGTATAACGCCAGAATATGATATTAAATTTGACGCGCGCAAGGTGGAAAACTCACATCGCACGCGCTCCGGAGCGAACTACCGCTATCGTTGGAGCACGTATAAGCATGTGAAGGCTACGCTGGAATACATCTCATCGTCAGATATGTGCAAGATCAACTCATGGTGGGGCGCAAACACACCCTTGGTGCTGTACGACCTTGGAAGCGTGGCGGTAATTAGCGGCTATCTGGTAAACGCGTCCGCGCCAATTGACGGACTTGTGAAGCCATACACCAATTTGTTCAAGGGCATCATCGAATTGGAGAGCTACTAAATGTACTCCGTCTCTTCCGCATTCCTCGCAAAGGCTGCGCTACATAATGCGCAATGGCTTCGCCGGATGTATATCGGTGCTAGCGACTACACGGGCTACGTCGCAAAGTGGCCTACCATATCCAAGAAGTGGGATGATCTGCGCACGCAGACTGTGTCTATTGAGTTGAGCAACGAAGACAAGACGTTTAATTTCTTGTCGGCCGATCCTAAGTTGATGCGCAGTACGTGCAGTCTGAAGCTTGGCTTTGCGCACGTCGGTAGTGAAGAATTCATAACTGTTTTTGCAGGCACGATTGATGCTGCACGGTTTCAAGGTGGCGGCTGTAACATGACGCTTGTTGATAAATTTCGCCGATTAGCTGACCGGAAGATTGGAGATAATTCTTCCGCAGTGTCCTACACAGCATCCAACTATCTCGTGCATAATATGGCATGGTATGCTTGTACGTCACTTGGCGGCTTGTCTGCAATCGCAAGCACCAGCAACCCAGACATTGATTATCAAAGCTTCTCTTCGTGGACATCGGCGTTCAGCGCGGACAACGTACGGGTGCAGGCAGAACTGACCGGACAACAGCCAATTGAAATTTTACGCAAGCTGGCGCGACTGACGCAATCCGCCATTTATGTTGAGAATAACCGCATCAAGTTCACGCGCTTCACCATTGCTGGTAGCGGCTACTACACGCTCGACGAAACAGAAATCGTGGATGCGGCTGCATCTTTGGATGATCGTGAGTTGGTGAACAAATCATGGGTTAGTGCGGCATACGACGTGTCTTCTCGCATGTTCGGTTTGACTGTCTTTCAACAGTCATCCGACAGTCAAGCAAATTATGGATTGAGCGAAGAACTTATTTCGGAAAATGCTGTATGGTTGGTTGACTCTGTCTCTGCGCTGAATCTTGCGCAACGCATAATAAATTCACAAAGCGAAATTAAGAATAAGTATCACATCAAGACGGCGCTGCAAGCATTGCCAGCGACCATCGGCGACACTATACTGTTTCAAGACGCATTGCTGGAAGTGAGTGATACGTTTCGCATCATGGGGGAATCGCTAAACATGGATACGGGGGAGAAGACGTTTGACATCGATCAGACACAGTACTATGGATCGTTTATTTTGGACGTATCGCTGCTTGACGGTACGGATATTTTGGCATAGGAGAAAAACATGGGAATTAAAAGAACAATCGAATGTGACGTGTGCGGGGCTATTGCGGAGGAAGCTGCGCCGAACGCTGGATGGCACGGCTGGGGCGCGCTGCATGGCATCACTTTGGATGGCACGGACAACCCTGTTTTGTGCCCGCCATGCCTCGGCAAAGTTGCCACCTTTATAGACAAGGAGAAGCAGCATGACGTGGACTAACCTATCTTTTGCATATGGCTCGGTGCTTACGTCTGCGAAGATGACGCAGTTGTATGATAACCATGCTGCACATTCAGAATCTGGACACCCAAACTATGCGACATTTCGCAAGATATTCACTGCGGGCGGCACATGGACAAAGCCCAGCAACGTCGCAGCGAATACGCCCATACTTGTCGAAGTGTGGGGCGGCGGCGGAGGCGGTAGCAGCGGCGGAGGCGGCGGAGGCGGTGCGTATTCCAGCAAAGTGTTTCTCGCCAGTGAATTGTCCGCGTCAGAAACAGTTACCGTAGGTGGCGGAGGTGCTGCCAGCACTGCTGGCGGCAATTCTTCTTTTGGCACTAAGGTCACAGCCTTTGGCGGCGGAGGAGGCGCGTCTGGCAGCACTGGCGGGGGCGGTGGCGGAGGAGCACGTGGCGCTGGTGCGAGCGGCTCTGGTGGCACAGGCGGTACAGGCGGTACAGGGTATGCGGGCACGTCTGGCGCTTCTGGAGTTGTCGGGGTTGGGGATTGTGGTGGCGGTGGCGGGAATAACCTCGTCGCTGGAG